GGAATTGCTCAACTCCTTGGAGAGCAGAGTAGCGACCCTAGAATCCAGATACTGCGAGGTCTTAGATACATTTCTGAGCGTCACCGAACGCCTTGTCAGGCTTGGCGCTTTCACGAACGCAGGAATCACTATTGAGAAAGAGAACGAAATCGAGTAAGATAAGAATTACTGATACCCTTCATCAGTAATAGATAACCCCGCAGACCAAGAGTGCTAACTGCGGGGTTATTTTATTTACTATCGGTGGAATACCAACCGCTTCCCTTGAAGTGGGCAGGAGGGGACTCCCACTTTCGGTTCAATGTGGAGGAACATTGAGGGCAGTCGTATTCCACTTCGATATCGTGGATGCTGCGGATAACGAGGAGGACGTTACCGCAAGCTGGACATTCGTATTCGTATTTCATTGGTAAGGACTATCTCCACCGAGATTGTTCTGTAACTTACGAAGAGAACTTTGGCAACGCCTATCAGCGGTGGAGATAGCACACTCTAGATAGGAAGCTAACTCTTGGAGAGTAAGGTTCTCGTGGTATCTCTTGATGAGAATATCTTTGTCAACAATATCTAACTTCAGGTATGCCTTCTTGATGTCAATAAGTGTGGCGAGCAGGTTGCCACCTTCAGCAGGAGCAGACTGCTTCTTTGGCTGACCATCATTGATAAGGTTCTGTGCCTGCTCTAGCACTGTGTTATCTACAACGGAGGCGATAACGTGGGGGAGAAGCTGAGCGATAACTACTGTGTCATAGAAGGCTTCATCTCCTGGTTTATATCCGCTACGGATAGCCTTCTCTTTACGAGCGTAGCGTTCACAGTGTCGTCTCATCTGCCACGCTAAACGCTTCTCGTTGATAACTCTCTGCACTGTATTCTCTTCATTGAGAAGGGTATCAAGGTGTTCTGTGCGTGATAGGTACCACGAGTAGCACTCTTGAACTATGTCTTCTCGATCCACATAGCCACGAAACCTACGGCAGATAGTCGTGGTTACACTAGATGCGATGTCAGGTATTGCGGGATGTATCGTACTCATTGGCTCTCTTATTCATCTCTTCAACGTAACGGGCAGCCTTCAATCTCTTCGCTTCTTCTATCTTCTTACGGCGTAGCGCCGCCTTGTACCAGCTATGCTTCTCAGTCATTGGGTAACTCAGGCCACTTCTTATCAAGCACCATAATTGCAATGGCAGAATAGTTCAACAAATCTATGAAGGAGTCTCGGAGGCTTTCGTTACTGGGAGATACTCTGCTATCAAGGAGGTTATTGATACGAGCCACTTTGTCCCACATTCGCACGCGGAGTCCGTTGAGTGCTCCACCTGGACTGTGAGCGATGTTCTTCGGGCCGTAATCACTATGCTTGCGGATGAGCAGATTTCCAGCGGAGTCCAAGATGGACCAGACATCTCGAATGAAGTCATCATCTATCCTCTTGCGGGCATCGGCTGACAAGTTATAGTCCCAGCCTTGTAATCTATCGAGACTATTATCATCCCCATATCCGTCAATAATATGGCTGCCTCTTGGAGATCCTTTTTCTTGCTCATTCATCTCGCTCCTCCTAGTAGTGTCATAGTTTCCTCTGGCCCATTCTGTAGATACATCTCGTTGATGTCCATACCTAGTGGTAATTGTACAATATGTGAGTTTGTTACTTCTCCTGCGACACGTTTGGCAAACTCTGCTCCAGGGTTAGTGCCATCTTCTTTCAGATCGTTGTCACCGACAACATAGACTGTATCAAATCCACTCAGCAACTTAGCATAGTAAGGCTTCCACGCAGCCACACCTGGAACTCCTACTGCTGGTATTCCCAATACTCCCGATACCACAATGGTATCTAACTCACCTTCGCATACAACAATATGTGATGAATCAACAGTCACATCTACCACGTTATACAGGTGTAGTTTCTGTCCTGTTGGTTGCCCATACTTAGGCTTTCCGTCATCTAATCTTCTAAACTTTACACTTGTAGCAATACCCAACGCCGTAACGTATGGAATAGATAGCCACCCTACAAACTGCTCGTGTCCATTAGCAGGATCAACGACAGTTCCTAACATAAACTGCTCGGCTATCTCTTTAGATATTCCACGTCCGTCGAGGTAGGCTAACGTTGCCTCGTCTAGACTTTGACTGTAGCGAGTGACCGCTTCCAGTAATAATCTCGACTGCTCGCTCGATTGCATCTTTATACTCCAGACTCTCTTTTTCCATCACCACGTTGACGGATGACCCACCCTTGCCGCAGGTATGACAGTAATACAAATTGTCATACGTATTCATTACCGCGCTTCGTCTTGAGTCATCGTGGATACAACACTTGACTGATGCGCTTCTTCCCTCTTTTACTTCACCACCATAGAATGAAACGATGACTGCTATGGGGATTGTGTTTGGATCGGTTTTGGTTTTTCTCCCGCCTTTACGTACCACCCTGGACCAGTCTTGTGGTGGCATCCGCAATCTCCTTTACAATACTCGTGTAACTCTTCGGCCTTATCGTAGTTGCCTTGTGAATTGAAATCACCAGCAACACTACAGTCTGTGCAGATCATTTCTTCTTAGCCTTTTTATCTATGGCTTCTTCTGCTACTTCTTCCTTCTGTTCTACCTCTGTTGGTTCTTCAGGTAGCGGTGGTTCTGCTGGCGTTGTCCACCCTTGACTACTTGTTATCTGTCCTTGTGGTACTGGCATTTGTTCCATCCATTTCTCTAGTGTTTGTATTACCCAAGCATCCTCAATACTTGCATTACGACGTTTCACTATGACGAAGGCAGGCGGAGCAACCACTTGTCCACGAGCCTTCGCATAGTTGGCTGCCTCAGTCTGGGCTTCTGCCCAGAACTGCGGAAGATTGATTGACTTGCGGTTCTTGCATTCTAAAATATAGGTCTGACCTGCGATTATGGTAACGATGTCACCTTCATCATTGGCCCCAGCCTTAGCCAGACGCTCAGCAAAGTGTCCAAGTTTGCGTAGATATTTCATAACATCTGTCTCAAACTTTGAACCTTTTATCTTATTATATGAACTCAATACTTCACCTGTGGATTAGAGTTGAGGTATGCCCTGCCTTGTGCATCGGAGTCACCTATCTGGCAAGCACCGAAGTTTGTAAATAATGTTGCCCACCGTGAAGCATCAGCAAAGTGAGGACCAAAGCGATTCTTCACGGCAGCAACCCGAAGCATTCCTTGGGAGGGGTCATAACCAAGGGTCAGAATGATGGCAGGTAATTGACTTACCTTACCGTGTATGGCACGACGAGGAGGGGGCATCGTGGGAGATCCATACTCACTCTGTTCTGATACGTGATGAAGTACTAGCACACAGGCTTCGGTCTTGCGTGCCATATCGTGTAACTCCATCATAATTGCTCGCAGCCCTGCCCACTCATTGTCGGTTTCGGCTGCTACATTCATTAGATTATCTATCACTATAAGTTCAGGTGCAATTCCATACAGTTCTATGTAAGCCTTTATCTCCATCTCGATATCATCGAGTGACGGACTGGAGTCAAAGACCCACTGTATATGTTGCATATCTCCTAAATCTTTTTTATAGAAGTTAGGATTTTCAGTAAGGTTCTTTTCTACTGTCAGTTGTGTATGACCTGACATATGAGCAGCAGCCCTGATAGTTACCGTTGTGGTATCAGTATCTGCTGAGAAGAAGAGCGTTGGAATCTTTGCTTTGATTGCATACACTAGAGCAAACATAGACTTACCTGCATTGGGTGCTGCTGCAACCATACAGACTTGTCCTCGTCTGAAGCGTACACTTATCTCACCTGTTACTAAATCTTTCCAGACATCAGGAAGTGGAGTTGCTTTGATCTGCGTGCCTTGCCAAGCACGTGTAAGTCTAAGCACTTCTACCTTCCCTTTCCTCTGGAGGAAGAATGATTCCTCGTTTTCTCCTTATGTACTTACGCTGATTGGCAGTGAGTCCTCCCCACATACCATAGCGTTCTCTAGTAATTCCCCATTCGGCGCATTCAGTTCGATGACGGCAGTTTCCACAGATACTTTTAGCGATATTGATATTTTCGTTTTTTCCGATACCAGATAAATCTTCTGGGAACCAGTATTCGCCATCAACTTCCGCACAGAGAGGACTTTCGTACTCTCGTGGGTCGCGCACGTGGTTATCGAACCCAGATTGCGTCGCACTTGTCTGGCGCACCCTTAGGAGCAGCGCACATCCAAGCCTTCCAAGGTCCCTTGGCTC